TCCTATATATCACTGACAAATATGGATCAATAGCGAATGCAGCTACAACGATCCATCACTATACACGAACGGAGAAAAAGGTGGATTCACTCGGAAATTCCAATACTCAGACTTTTATCACTGACGCGAATAACTACGCGCTATCATACACGACGCCCGTTGTGACTACATTTCCATCAGGAGCAACAGTGACTAAGACGATCACAAAAGAAATTGTTTATGCCGATGTCTATGAAAATGATCTGAATGAAGCAAAGCGCAATATCACTCTAGTAAAGGATACCTATATTCCCCAATTGGTATCACAACTTGAAAGTCTCTTAGCCTGATGCCTATTTCCGATGGTATTGAATATGCCCCACAGTTTCAACTCGATATGCTTGTTCTGGTATCTTCCAGCGGGGCGCGTATCGATTTGCGCGAAGTCATGCGTGAACTGAATGTCTTTGAGGATTTGTTCAGCAATACAATGTCTGGAAGTCTCTTTATTTCCGATACACAAAATCTCATCAATGTGCTTCCTATTATTGGCGCCGAATATCTAGTTGTAAAACTGACAAAACCATCTTCCCCCTGGAAGATCGAAAAGACGTTTCGTGTGTACAAGATCACGGATCGACGTAAGGGAACCCCAAACTCAGAGGACTACCTGCTACATTTTTGCTCTGAAGAGTTGATTATCGACCATTCCATCAAGGTGTCTAATTCTTATAAGCAGATGACAGTCTCGGAGATCATTAAGGATATCGCGTTCAACTATCTAAAAATCAACACAGACAAACTTCCCAGCACAGAACTTACACAGACGGTTGGAAATTTTGACCTCCTGATTCCGTTCTGGACTCCCTTCCGTGCAATCAATTGGTTGTCACGTTTGGCTAGAACGGCGAACGAAGTTGGATGTTCTTTCCTGTTTTATGAGGATGGAGAAGGTTTCCACTTCAATTCCATTGAGTCATTATCGCAACAAACCCCCACTCAGATTGTCAACTTTATGCCCCTCGGTCTTGCTGGACAGAGCAAAGAAAAGAGCGATAAGACGGACATGCAGCAACGACTTGAATCGGCTGAAGAGTATCAATTTGAGAACACCCCCGATACGCTGAAGTTATTTTCCGATGGATTGTATTCGAGTAAACTCATGTTAGTAAATGTTCTCGACCAGGAAATTCACACTCACAGGCAGAACGGACGAGATTTTTTCAATAATACTAAACATCTAAATAAAAATACGTTCCTGCAAAATAGCAAAGATCGAACGCTCACCGAACCCACGGATCACCACGATTCTTACTTCCGTATTTCTGTAGATAACTTAAAGGTAGAAACCTGGATGCTTCAGCGCAACGCATATTTCGCAGCGATTCATGGATTTCAGATCAAAGTGGTCGTGCCAGGTAATATGTCACTGCGCGTCGGTGGAGTGGTGACGCTGAATTTTCCAGCAGCATCAATAGGAAGAAGAGAAGAGAAGCCAATGGATGTTTTATATTCAGGAAATTATCTGATTACGGCCATCCGTCATAAAATTGATCGTGTGAAATATGCGTGTGTGCTTGAACTCTCAAAGGATTCTCTCTTGTCTCCTCTTCCTGAACCCTTAGAGGGAAATCCTGGTATGGACAAATTAAGGACACTATAACATGGAATCTAACCTCGGAAGTCACTTCATATGGTGGGTCGGAGTCGTAGAGGATCGTCAAGACCCCCTAAAGGTCGGTCGTTGTAGAGTACGTATCTTGGGCTCCCATTCAGACAGCCGTTCACTTATTCCCACTGAAGACCTGCCGTGGGCGATGCCGATGATTCCCCTCAATGATAATGCGTCTCTTCAAATCAAGGAAGGGGATTTTGTTGCGGGTTTCTATCTGGATGGGATGGAGGAACATTCCCCGATCATCTGGGGTATCCTTCCAGGTATTCCTAAATCAAGACCCCCTGCTTCGGTTGGGTTCTCCGATCCACGAACTGAGGGGGAATTAGAGTCTTCGCCTCATCTACCGGACACAAATGCAACTCGCAATCCAAGACGATTGAATGAGCCAACATTTTCACGTCTCGCTCGCAATGAAAAGATCGACGATACGATTGTCGCTACGAAGAAATTGGATGTTCAACTTTCGGTACCAACTGCGGGACCGGGAGTGTGGAATGAGCCAGAGACGCCCTATAATGCGGTCTATCCCTACAATCGTGTCATGGAAACTGAATCGGGTCACGTATTAGAGTTTGATGATACTCCAGGTGCAGAGAGAATCCACATCTACCATCGTTCGGGAACATACGAAGAAGTGCATCCAGACGGAACAAAAGTTACTCACATCAAGTCTACGGCGTATGAAGTCGTGCTTTCCGATAAAAATATCTACGTCAGAGGTGATTTGAATTTGACTGCCGCGGGCAACATAAATATCAAAGCGGGTAGGAATGTCAACATTGAATCGGGAGAAGATATCATTCTTAATGCCACGGGTTCTGTGAATTCACAAGCGGGAATATCTGAAGCACACACCTCAACTGGTGTTATGTCGTTTAATGGACTTCCAATAAACTTGAATGGACCCCCTGGAGCTATTCTCCCTACACCCACACCTGTAACGGGAGTTTAACATGGGTGTTGCTCTTCCGGTTGTTCGTATGGGAATAGACATTTGCAGTGGGCATCCAGCAGGACCCACGTTCTTTCCACCACGTCCAGCGGTCACAGGCTCGTTGACGGTAATGGTGGAGGGATTACCGTGTGTGCGAATCGGAGATTTGTGGGCTCCGCACACGAACATCATCAGCGTTCATCCAAGTCCTGGAGCGGGTGGCTCACTGACGGTATTTGTAGAGGGGCAACCACTCATGAGAATTGGTGACCCCATTGCATGTGGTTCTGTTTGCGCGATGGGTTCCAGTACTGTCTTTTGTGGATAAGGAGTATAGGGGTGAGCAATGTTTAACCTAGATTTTGGGCACATTCCTGCACTCCCTGGGTTGCCTTCAATCCCGGCGATATCCCCTACCGGTATTTCCGACACTACGAAATCTTTGATCGATAAGATCACGACTGACCCAGGAAGCTTGTTTTCAAATCCAATGGTGAACTCTGTAAACTTTGTGGGAGATGGGGTCACCCGTCTCGAAACGACGCTCACTAATATTTCAACTGGTTCATTCTCTTCGCCTTCCATCTCTCAAGCTGAAGCACTTGCGTATTTGTCTACTGATCCTCTTCAGGATATACGCACTTCGATGGGTAACTTCATGATGCACACAGATCGACTTTCAGGACTTCTCAAGAGTCAGGGAATCCAGGCACCAGGTCTGCAACAAATCATGTCAATCGGTGTGCAGATGCAGAATATGATGACCCTGTTGGAAGCGGGGAAGGGTTGTTTGCCCGTTATTGGGGGGGCCACCGGACTGTTCTCCGAATCATCTTTCACGGGGTATGCGTCAACTGTAGAAAATATCCTCTCGCAGGTAGAGAGGGGTGTTGCCACAATCGCGGATATCACGGACACGATTGTTGGGGTATCTAATCTCATTAAGGGCATCGTGAGTAAGGATAGTCTATTTCTTGAGAGTTGTGTGAATCAGCTTCAACAAGCCGCGGTTGCGATGGGTCTGGAAGCTATCAACGCGAACCCATGCGGACATTTTCTCCTCGACACAATTTCCAATAAGAACCCAGGTGGGGTCCTTGATGTCCTTTCGAAACCTCTTGCTAAACTGAGTGCATAAATAGAAGAACTATGGCTACACCAATAATTTATCAGGATTTTTCATTGGATTTTTTAATTCACCCTGTCCGCAAGGACCTGTTGCTGACGAAGAACGAGGACTCGGTTATTGCAGCGATCAGAAATTTGTTGCGGACCAATCACTATGAAATTCCCTTCCATCCTGAAATTGGATGCAACATTCGCAAACTCTTATTTGAGAATGTGTCGGAATTTACGGCGAGCGACCTATCGCGTTTTATTCAAGAGACGATTGAAAATTTTGAACCGCGGTGCACGATTCAGTCATTGTCAGTGACTCCTGATGAGGACCACAATTTATATAATGTTATGTTGCGAGTGATTATCAACTCGTCCGTTAATCCTTTATCTGTAGGCTTTATACTCGAAAGGTTGAGATGACATGTCTGAACAACTCCTCATATCGGACCTCGATTTTGAAACTATTAAGACAAACCTGAAGACATTCCTCAATTCCCAGAAGACATTCCTCGATTACAATTTCGAGGGTTCTGCCTTATCTGTGCTGATAGGACTTCTCGCTTACAACACACACTATAACGGGTTCTATGATAACATGGTGGCAAACGAACTTTTCATCGACTCTGCCCAAGTACGCAACTCGCTCTTGTCTCATTCCAAAGCACTGAACTATACTCCCGTTTCTCGTAGAGCACCCACTGCGATTGTTGATCTGCTTGTTACACCACCGGGCGGGAATACTCAGGCGATTCTTACGTTAGATCGTTTCACTGAATTCCAATCGGAGGCTGTTGATGGGGTCAACTATACGTTTGTCAATGAAGGGGCGATGACTATTTTCAAGGATAATGGAGCATTTCCATTCAAAGGTATTGAGATCAAAGGGGGTACTCCACAGTTAGCCACATTCACGTTCGATCCAATCAGTAACCCCGCTTCGCACTTTGAACTTCCAAATGACGATATTGACACCAGTACGTTGTTAGTGATTGTCCAAACTTCCAGTATCAATACTGCCTCAGAAGTCTTTCAGCTATCTACGGATATCACCGATTCAACCGCAAATACCGCGGTGTATTATTTGAGTCCTTCAACCAGCAACAGGTATCAACTGACGTTTGGTGATGGTGCTATCTCAAAAGCATTGAGTGCGGGAAACATAGTACTTGCGAGCTACATCACGACTGTTGGGTTGATTGCGAATAAAGCAAACGTGTTTGCAACGGGTTCTATAGGGGGATGGTCAAACGTCATTATCACCCCCATCTCTTCAGCATCGGGAGGAGCAGAACGCGAATCCGACGATTCGATTCGTGAAAGAGCACCCCAGTCTTACACTTCGCAGGGACGCGCCGTGTCTGTGAAGGATTATGAATCCCTATTGAAGTCTTCGTATCCAGACATTTCAAGTATTTTCGTGTGGGGTGGAGAGGACAATATTCCCCCCGTCTATGGTAAAGTTTTCGTGTCAATTGCTCCTAAAGAGGGGGTGTTCATCAACGATGCGGAGAAGAATCGTATCGAGATAGAGATATTGGGTCCTCTTCGAGTTGCGGGGATCACTCCAGTCCTCGTTGATCCAGACTATGTATATTTGAAATTTGAAACCATTGTCGATGTGGATAGTAAATTTACCCTACTCACCTCTGCTGCAATATCATCGGTTGTGCGTACAGCAATTGTGACATACACAACTCAGACGTTTAATCAATTTGGGGCGATTTATTCGGACTCGAAACTCAGTAGACAGATTGACGATTCTCTAGGCTCTTCAACTATTATCGGGTCTGGAACAACGGTACGATTAGAGAAACGGTTCATTCCTACGCTGAATGTTCGTTCTACCTATACGATCAATTTTGCAACTGAGTTGCATCATGCCGCAATTCAGAAGGCGATCAAATCTAGCGCATTATCGGCGTATGATACTAGGAACGTCTTACGCACAGCGTATTTGGAAGAAGTATTTAACTCCTCGACTGGAGTTGACTCAATTTCAATCACAAATCCGGGGTATAATTACGTTGAAGCACCAACAGTAACCATCACAGGTGATGGGTCGGGAGCAACCGCCACTTCCACCATCGTTAACGGGAAGATCAATACGATCACGATAATCAAGCGCGGAACGGGTTATACGTCTGCAATTGTCACGCTGAGTGGAGGGGGAGGACAAGCGGGGGCCGCGTCTGCAATCGTACAAGCGAAGTTTGGTACGATGCGTCTGTATTACTTTAACACCAACTCAGAAAAAGTGGACATCAATTCAGCCATCGGTACAATTGACTACCTCAACGGAATTATTGTCATTAAGGATTTAACTGTGGTTAAGGCTCTTTCGGAAACCAACGATATTCGGGTGAGTGCAGAACCAGAATCCGCCATCGTTGAAACACAACAGAATCAACTTCTCCTTCTTGACACGGATGACCCTACCTCGATTTCTATAACTGTTGTTATGCGGTAAGAACTATGGCTAATACATTATCTCTCATAGTACGCCAGCAATTACCTGAATACATAAGATCAGAATATGAAACTTTTGTTCTGTTCGTAGAAGCCTATTTTGCCTGGATGGATAAGCCAGGTAATACGACGAACATTTCCAAGAATATGCTCAGTAATATGGATTTGGATACCACACAACTTGATGATTTTATCACCTTCTTTACGAAGCAATTTCTTCCGCTCTTCCCCCCTCAATATCTCACGAATCCCACCTTCTTTATTCAACATGCGAAGGAATTCTATCGTGCAAAGGGAACGAATAAGTCGGTGAAGCTTCTGTTCCGCCTACTTTTTCAACAAGACATCGATATATTCTTTCCAAAGGACAGCATTCTTCGTTCCTCTGAAAGCGGCTGGAAACAGTCACGCTCTCTACGTCTGGATGGAACAATGTGGACGATTCAGGTAGCCGATGGGATCACTAAACGCTTCCGCGCACTGGATACCTCTCGCACTGTGACACCGTCCCTCTATCTTAATGGGGTTTTACAAACACTGAACACCCACTATACACACAGTACCAATGAACCCTGGTTCTCGTTTCTGTCTACACCAACAGTAGGTTACGAGGTGAAAGCCGTCTATCAGGGAACTGATTTTATTAGTCACTTTGGAACGAATGAAATCGTGACGAAGTTTGTTGGTCAAACTTCAGGAGCGAGCGCGATTTCTGAAACTCTTCAGCAGGTCACAGAAGATGGAATCACACAACTGGACCTGGAGGTCACAAAACCGCTTGGAATTTTTTCACAGTTTG